CAGGTGGGTGACCTAAAACAGACGGTAGCCGGTTACGGCGGTGCCATATCTACGCAGGAAACAGTAGGTGAAAGTGCGTTCCCCGTAAACCCAGGCGCGCAAAGACCGTACGCCTCTATGATTAGATTAGCAGGCTCGTACGTACCGGATAACTATTTCAACCGTGCGAGCGGTTATCGCGCTACGATAGCAGGGCATTATGACCGTTTTTCCCCCGGGTGGCAGGTGACGGCTAAAATGAACATATCGTATTTCGATATACAGAAAATGAAGTCCGACGCGCTTTATTTCGTAGGTGAGCTTGACTACTGGTTCTACCTTAGAACTCTCAGTAATTGGGACCCGTCAACGGGGGATGCGAACGTTACGTTAATAGCAGTTAAAAATTAATAATTTGGATTATGGCAACAGAAAAAGTTACTCTACTCGACCTTTCGTTCGATACGTCCTCGGCCCTTGACGGGCTGGACGCTCTTATAGCAAAATCTGTCGAACTGGCGGACACCAAGAGCCAGCTAATGGCAGCACTTAAGGAAGAGAAGAAGCAGTTGGACGAGGCAGGCAAGGCGTACAAGGCTGGTACACTCAGCCAAGACGATTACAAGAAAGCGGTAGGCGATGCGACAAAGGCTCAAATAGATTTGAAAAAGCAGTTGCTGGACGTTAACGCCTCAATCTCCGATAACAACCGCGATATAAAGACGAACACCACCCTACTAAACAGTCAGGAGGATAGCGTAGACGCACTCCGTGCCCAGCTTGCAAAGAACACCAAGGAGCTAAACGCGATGAGCGCAGCAGCCCGCAACAACTCCGAGGAGGGGCAGAAGCTTGTGACCGAGACGAAGGAGATAAGCGACAGGCTTAAGGACATGGAAAAAGCGGTAGGCGATAACCGTAGGAACGTAGGTAACTATGCGGAAAGCATCCAGGAAGCGATGAGCAGCACGCAAGGGCTTTCCGGGGCTACGGCGGCTATGGCTACGTCTCTATCGGGCGGCGTGAACATGCTAAAGGTGTTTAACGCTACGTTGAAAGCCAACCCGATATTGGCGGTTGTGTCGGTTATACTGGTTCTCGTGTCAACGGTTGAAAAGCTGATGAAACGCAATAGCGAAATGGCTGCAAACCTAAAGGCGGCATTCGCTCCGTTTGAGGTTATCTTCTCTCGGATACTCGACGGCATAACCGAGCTTCTCGGGGGTGTGGCAAAGGCTTTCGAGTGGATAACGGAGAAGGTTGTAAACTTGCTTTCGTCTATCGGTCTTATTACCGGGGAGACCACAAAGGCAGCGAACGCAGCCAAAACACTCACCAAGCAAGAACTTGCAATATATGAGGCAGAGACAAACAACCTCGTAACGCTGTCGGCGATGCGTAGAGAACTGGAGGCGCAACGAACCGTTGTAGGAGACCAGCTAAAGACCGCGAAGGAACGAAACGCAGCAGCCCAAAAGGCTATCGCGATTTCCAGGCAGATGGAGAAAGCCGAGATAGGCGTACTACAGCAGAAGTACAATCAAATCAAGGCGCAAAATGAGTTGGGCTACACCAGCAAGGAGGACAGACGCGCCGAGATGCAGGCACTGGCAGACCTGCAGGCGCGCCAGGCTGATTATATCAGCCAACGTAAAGAACTGGAGAACCAGGCGAGCGGTATTGTAAAAGCACAGATAGCAGCTAATGAGGCAGCTTACAAGGCAGCCGAGGCAGCAAAGGCACAAGCCGCAGTAAAGGCAGCGCAGGACGCGGAGAACCAAAAACGTGCATTGCAGGCCGAGACAATAAAGCAGATGGAAACAGCGTTAACGGCTCTTAACCTTTCAATGCAAGCTAAGGAACTGGAAAACGACACCATCGAAACGAAGTTAGAAAACAAAAAGGCATACGTTGAGGAAAGTCTAAAGCTTGAAAAGTACAGATTGGAGCAGGGTCTCATTACACAGCAAGAATACGCCAACAAAGAAGCCGAGTTTAACCTTGGCATACAGCAATTGGAGATGCAGCGCAAAGAGGAACAGGACGCTCTTATGAGGGAACGCGAAGCGATGGACACGGCGAACCTGCACGAACTTAAGATGGCGGAAATAACAAACGAGTACGACCTACGACAAGCACAGCTTGACGCGCAATATGCGCAGGAGATTGCAGCAGCCGAGAAGATAGGCGCGGACACCGCGCTGATACAGTCCAAATACGAGAAGGCGAAGGAGGAGAACACCAGGGCACGCATTAACGCAGAGCTGACAATGGCCGCAGGGCTCGCAGGACAAATGTCAACACTCTTAGGGGAACAAAGTGCTGTTGGTAAGGCATTTGGCGTTGTTCAAGCGACAATAAATACTTATTTAGGCGCAACAAAAGCGCTTGCCACGGGTGGTATACTCGGTATTGCACAAGCCGCAGTTGTTATCGCATTCGGTATGAAGCAAGTCGCTACGATTGCAAAACAGAAAGACCCTGATACGAAAATTAACACATCAGTCAAGAAGTATGCAAAGGGCGGTATGATATACGGGCGTTCCCATGCACAAGGCGGTGTAACGTTCCGCGGTGATAACGGGCAGGTGTTCGAGGCGGAAGGCGGCGAAAACGTCTATATTATGAAGAAGACAGCGAGCGCCGAGATTAATGCCCTATCCGCGCTCAACGAGGCACACGGCGGCAACTCGTTCGGTACGTCGGGGCTTTACAAGTTCGCCGATGGCGGTATGGTTTCCGGGCTTCACGAGGCAAACCGCGTAGTGAAGCAAGCGGAGAGCATGAAGTTATCAAGCGAAAGTATTAACCAGCTCGCCGGGGTAGTTATCGACGCAGTTATGAGCATGCCCAACCCCGTTGTATCGGTGCAGGATATCAACAGCGGACTGAACGACGTTTCGGTAGTCCAGGGGCTGGCAACGTATTAAGCCGTTAACTCGTGCAGAGATGGCAGTTTATTAAATACCGCCTATCTTTGCACGTGTTACAACAAAGACAAATTATATGAAATTTAGAAAACTTAGAATCATTCAAGCCGGGGCTACTACCAATTTCGGGACATACGAAGGCAGGGAATACCCGTTAGTCATTACGGAGAATGCAGTTCAAAGCGTTGTAACGCTCGGCAACCTAAAGCCTATCCATTGCAGACGCACCCATAACGGAACGGATATGCTCGACGGGTATTTAGGAAAGTTCGTTAATTTCGTCTACGAGGACGGTGTAGCATATGCCGATTTGGAATTATCCGAAGCCTTACAAGCCGCCTACCCATCTGAGGCAAAATTCATCTCCGAGATGATTAAAAACGAACCCGATATGCTGGGCGTTTCGGTGGTGGGCATAAACAATCAGACATTAAACGGTGATGTGCTGGACGTTACCGAATTTTTTGAGTTATACTCATGTGATTTGGTCGGTTTACCGGCAGCCACCACAAGCTTATTTAATAATCAAAACGAAAAGAAGATGAACAAATTTTTTAGTTCTTTCGCTTCTCTATTCAAGAAGTCGAGTTTTGCAACGGAGACGGTAGAAACCGTAGACGGTTCGAGCATCACAATTGAAGCGGCAGGCGAATTTATGGCTATCGGCGATAAGGTGTTCGATAGCGAGGGTAATGTACACCCGGATGGGAAAGTAGAAATTCAAGTAGAGGACGGTGTGCTGGTTATTACCATTGCAAACGGAGTTATTGAAAACGTAGAAGCTAAGGCAGAAGCGGAAGTAAAAGACAGCGAAGTAGAAACCGAAACCCCGGTTACTGCCACTGTACCCGAAGAGTTTGCAAATCGTATGGCAGCTTTGGAAGCCTCGGTTACTGCACTTACCGCATCGGTGGAAACTATGATGGCCCAGTTTAGCAGAGTGACAGCGAAACCCGGTGCGCCAGCGGTTAACATGCCGGAGAATAAAGAAACAAGATTGTCTAAAGAGGCTGTAGCAGAAGCAGCTAAAAGATTTTACAACAAATAACTAAAAACAAAAAAAAATTATGGCTCTTACATTTACAGACCTTAACAAATTAAACCTCAACTCACTTAACGAGGTTATCTCTTTGACCGTCGGCCTTGCCGGTGAAATCTCACAAGGTATTACAGTAATGAACGGTATCCCTAACGGTACACCCGTTGTTTCCCTCACGGCAGCCGACAAGGCATTGCGTAAATCAACAGGATGCAAAGGTGAATACTTCTATGATAGTGTAACCGACAAGGTTAAGTATTACCAGCACGCACCTATTGAGCTGCCCATCGAGATTTGCTTGCAAAGCTTGTGGGGTAAGATGGTGGCGAGGGGTATCAACCTGGATGACAACTTCTCCGAAACCGAATTGGCCGGCTTTATCCAGTCCGAGGTATTGAAGGTATTGGAAGCTGACTTGCTTCGTTTGGCTTGGTTGGACGGTGATGTATCGGCAGAAGCAACCGGTTACGGTATCTTCACTAACGGCGGTATTATCAAGCAACACAAGGGCAGCACAATGACTGAAAATACATTGGTTCTCGATACGAACGGCGTTCTCAATGCATTGCGTGGTGCTATTGACGCACAACGCCCCGATACACTGGACAACTCGGAGTTCTTCGTTACGTCTAACGTTATGCGCTTGTATAAGAACTTGTTGCAGACACGTGATAACAGCGTAGCGCAGTCCGATATCGTTGACGGCCGCCCGGTGTATTACTTCGAGGGTTACAAGATTAACGAGCTGAGACACGTTTCTAATGCTGCAACGGTTGATGGTTTGGACACCGCGTTTATCGCGTTCACTCCGAAAGACAACATTCAGATTGCACTCGAAAGCGCCGGTACCGTTATTGCTCCGTTCATTCAGGACGCAAAAAGCAGAAACTACTACTCACAGACTTTGTTCGCGGCTGATGCTATGTTGGTAGCGCCCGAGAAAATGCAGCTGTGGTTGACAGAGAAAGCAGGAGAATAAATAAAGTCATCTACTAACAAAAGGGGTTGGGATATTGACCCAGCCCCTTTTTATTTCAACTGATATGGGAAAAAGTTGTTTAAATAAATTCAATAAGAGCATTGCTGTAGACTGTACTATTTGGCAGGTCGGCGTGAAGGACATATATCTGATGCACGCGGACGAAGTTAAATTCACCCTCGATGCAGAAGGCAACGTAAAGGACGCTACATTTGCGAGCGGCGCTGCATCTTACAAAATAGAAGGGTACAAGCAGAATATACAGTTAAATACATCTGTTTCTTCTACGGATGCAGCGGCAAAGCTGGCGGCGTCCGTCATTTTTAAGATGCCGACCGATAACACGTTTTTAATGAAAGCTGTCCTCTCGGGCAGTTACTATGTTTTGGTTATACGAAACTCGGGACCGGAGATTTTAGTAGGTGCGCAGGCCCCCTTGGAGTGCTCGGGATTCGACTACGACAGCAATAGCGGCGCTGGCTTTGCTACCGTTACTCTATCGGCCCCCGAAGGCTCGGGCGGTAATTATTTAACGGGCATTGTTCATAACGCAGTGTCCGCAATAATCTCTAAAGCAGTTTAATTATGGCATGCATTTCAAAATTGGTTCACGCAATTGCTTATAATTGCGACAGTGGCGCGACTGGTTTAGTTAGCGCTATCATCATTAACAGAGCGGATATCGTGAGCTACACGGTGAACGCGGCAGGATGCGTATCGGGTGTAACTTTGGCGTCCGGCGCTAAAGCGTATAAGATTGACACCGTTAAACGCTCCCTTGTTGTGTCATCCGCGTTGAAAGTTAACGACGGCGCGCCGAACGCGAGCACTCACTCGGCTACGATTATATCTACGTATACCGACCAGACAGACGTGCAGGCATACATCAACAGGGCTTTTACTAACGGAAGCTTCGTTATCATAGCAAAGCACGTACAAAACGAGCAGCGGGCTGCCGTTTATGGTATGTACTACGGTATGAGAGCCACAGCTATAGACAAAAGCTCTCATGACAATGGCTCGTGGACTACGATAACCTTGGAGACCCCGGAAAACGTTATCGGGGAGGATGCTTGTTTTATGGAGGCAGCCGATTACGACGCTCTCTTTGACGCAGCAGCAGCAGGATAGTAATTAACTAAAAAAAAGAAAGGAAAAAAATAACATGGCATGTTTAGGAAAAATAGATGCGTCTTTGGCTATGCCGTGCGGTGCTACGGGCGGTATGAGACCCGTAGCTGCAAAGGTTCTGAACGCTTCGGACATAGTGAGCTATACGGCGAGCGCGACGGGCGGCGCGGCGATAACACGGATAGCCGGCACTGTAGCATACGACTTAACGGCAATTAACAACGCCCTCACCATCACCGTAGGCATTAAGTCGCAGGACCTGGTGCCCGGCGCGTATGATGTGGCAATTACGTTTAAGGACTTTTCACTCGTTGACAGATTGGTATCACTCGGTACGGGGGGCTCGGTCAACCCGATAAGCAGGTCTGAACTTATATTTGCCGTAGACCATGGTAACGGGCTGTACAAAGTTTACGGTTTGGGTGCCCCCCTGGTTTGTACTGAAATGGCTTACGATTCAACGGGGGACGATTTCGTATCATACACTTACGGCGTTGAGGACTGGCAGGTGGGCACACACGTATTCAATATATCAAAATCAGCTTACGATGAGTTGTCTACACCAGCAGCACAACCCAAATTAAATCAAAAAGAAAATGGCGGAAAAATTAACTAATACTACGGGGCGGGGCGAAAGCACTGCACCCGTTGTTGCTGAGCCGAAGGTTGCAACATTGCAGGAGAAGTGGGATGCATATTACACAATGACCGGGCTAAAACTTGACCCGAATTGCCGCATGGATATGGAATATTTATCTTTGTGGTATGAAACGAAGTATTTAACTAAGGTAGTTTACAGGTGGGCAATGAAGCCCGGCGCGCGTATCGTGCATTACGTTGACGGTATCGTGTACAAGAGTGCGAACATGACGGACAAGATAGCGGAACGCCTCATGACTGAAAACCCGGCTTATGCCGATTGCTTCGTAGAAATCAATAAAGAGGAGAATTAAATATGATAGGTTACAGACGTTTCGCGCTTGTTGTCGAAAAGGCGCTTAGATTGTCCGCTAATACGGGCGATAAGATTATTAACTATGGAGACGGCAACTTATATCCGCAGGAAATAGCAGAACTGATATACGCTTCCAAGACAGCCACGGCCGCAGTTGAGAAAATGACCGAGAATATTATTTGTGAGGGCTTCAAAAACAAGGACTTCGCGGCGATAACAAACGGGAACGGGTGTAACATGGACGATGTTCTAGAGGCTACGGCAAACGATGTCGCACGTTTTAGGGGCTGGGCTTGGATAGTACAGTATGGGCTGACACCCGAAGGCTACAAGCCCCGAAACGTGTACAACGTTCCGTTTGAATATGTCCGTGCCGAGATGAACGATAATTATTTGAAAGACCCGGCCATAAAGAGATGGCGCGTTTTCAATAACTGGGATAGACAGAGCGTCAAGGCAACGAGCAGCGCACAGAACTCAACGGTATATCCTACCTTTGACCCGGATAGCTTTGCAGCAGAAGTAGAGGAGTGCGGCGGTATTGAGAACCATAAAGGGCAGCTATTATATGTGAACCTTGGTACAACGCGCCCGTACCCCCTTAGTACGTTCCATCCGGTATGTAACGAAATGCGCGCGGAAGATAAGAACGGTAAGTATGTTAGCCGTACCTTGGGCAGGGGCTTCCACATGTGCAGCATCGTGTCGCACGGTGATTTCGAGACTGAGCAGGCACAGCAGGAGTTCAGAGATACGTTAGCCGAAATGATGGGAAGCGAGAACGCAGGTTCAGTTCTTACCGTCAGGGACGAGAACGTAGCAACGGACAAACCGTTTATCCGAGTTGACCAGTTGGGCAGCCCGATAGATAGGGAGCTTTACAAGGCGTATGTGGAACCGCTCCGTAAAGACATCGCAATAGCGGCATATAACATTCCGTTACCCCTTATTGACAGTTCTCTAATGACATATTCTAACGCTTCGGGCGAGGTTATAAAGGAGTTGCAAAAGGTCTATCGCAATAGCTTGCAAAAGATACGCCGGCGTATTTCGCGCGAGTTGTACCAATTGTTCGGGGTCGACCCGTCAGTTACAGAAATTAACAATAAATTTGAAGAAGATGGCATACCCGATAGCATTGTTCCGGCAACTGTTTGAAATAGCAACGGACGTTAAGGACAACAAGATAGAAAAAGCATTCTTCGAGGCAGACCTGCTTGATATATTGCCGCAGATTGACAGCATGTATGAGGCTGTTCCGGAGCAATATATCCCGGACGGGCCTAACTTCGCAGGACTTGAAAAGGTTATCTGCTACTACGCGTTCGCACGGTACTTGCAGATAGCGGACCAAAACAGTACGAGCACGGGTATGAAGATTCAGACCTACGGAGGCTCGGTAGTCATTCCCGATACAGGCAAGGTTAAAAGGTTTGAAGCCGAACGGGGCAAAGCAGACCTTTTTATAGAACCGTTGATTTGTCAAATGAAGGCGGACGGGTTTATAAAGGCATGCACGGTATCGAACACCCGTATAGGGCTAATCAAGTGATAGAACAGTTAGGGACCTATTTCCGCACGTTTTTTGCTGTGACCGTTCTTGCAGTAGTTACGGATATACGGGACTTTATATTTTTAGTAGTTATCATTACCGCGTTGAATTGGTTGGCAGGTTATCTGGCAGACAGGGCAAAAGGAAAGCCCTACAGGCACAAAAAGACCATGCAGGCGGTTAAGGAGCTGTTTTTAACGAGTGCAATTCTATTCTTTGTAGCCTTAGCATGCGATATGTTGGAACCTGGTATAGATTACAAGCTTTTAATTAAGGTGCTCACGGGCATATTCCTTATTATATATGCGAGGAACATAACAAGAAACCTCAGAGTTGTGCAGCCGGGAAATGAGTTCGTTAAGGTGCTGAACAGCATAGCGAATAACAAGTATTTCCAACTTAAGAAAAAGATTAAGGATGGCGAATCTGAAATACCCTTAGAAGAAAAGGCGAAAGAAGATGGCGAACAGCAGTAAATTGGTACCGTTCATCCTACAGTGGGAGGGCGGTTTCGTTAATGACCCCGATGACTTAGGGGGCGCAACAAACAAAGGTATCACTATAGGCGCATTCACCGAATACAAGAAGCGGAAGGGGCAAAAAGCCCCAACCGTTGCCGACTTGAAAAACATATCTGATGCCGAATGGCACGACGTTTTCAAGTCCTTGTACTGGGACAGGTGGAAAGCCGATGAGATTAAAAGTCAGTCGGTAGCAAATATCTTGGTTGATTGGGTCTGGGCTTCCGGGTCTCACGGTATAAAGCGCCCACAACGTCTTTTAGGCGTGAAAGCGGACGGTATCGTAGGTAAGCAGACCATTGCAGCCGTTAACGCTATGGACGCGGCTACGCTCTTTAAAATGATTAAAGACGATAGAGCAAAGTTCATCGACGAGATATGCAAGGCGAGACCTAAAAACGAGAAATACCGCAAGGGGTGGCTGAACCGTATCAATGCAATTTGCTATGAATAAATTGCAAAAGATAATTATAGGCTTTGCGGTCCTTACGGTGCTGTTTGGTGCGGTAACCAGGATGGCAGACACCATAAGGAGGCAAAGGGCCGAGATAGGACGTTTAGAACGTAACGTTGAGGCGATGAACGATGCGCAGATAGAGTACAAAACAAAGCTCGGAGATGCGGCAGTGAAGCGTAAAGCCTTGGAGATGTCGCACAGGGAGCTAAAGAAGACGAATGCAGACCTCTACAAAGAGGTGGACGCGCTTAACGTTCGGGTGAAGGACGCGCTTTCTGCAACCCGTACCGTTACCAAGACAGTAATAAAGGAGGTAGTACGTACCGATACGGTAGCCCGGGAACTTATAGCGGAATACCGGGACGCATGGAACACGATACAGGCAAGGGCTAAGCAAGACAGTACAGAACTCAGTTACCAAGGCAGGGACACGATAACGGGAGTTATCACGGTACGGAAGAAAAAGTTCTTGTTTTTCAGATGGGGGGTCAAGGCTATAGAGCACGACATATCAAACAAAAACCCCAAATCAAAGATAGATATAGACATAGCGGTAAGACTAAAATAGTTAAGAAATGGAGGGCTGTTAACAGTTCTCCATTTTTCGTTTACATTCGTTAACCACAGCCTGCACAGTAGAAAAGTAGGTCTGTGCAGGTCTCTGTGCAGTCTAACTCCTTATATTATAATACATTATATGTAAATGCACAGTAAACACAGTAAAAAGGGGGTAAAACATTATTTTGGAGAAAATACCATTTACCACTATAGAACGAGCTGTAAAAACCACTATTTTCTATTTTAAAGTTTAGAAATTTAGGTGCGTTTCTGTGCTGTGCAGGGTAAGGCGCTGATAAATAGCACTTTAGCTCGCACACGCTTGTTCATTTACATCTTTTCGCTTTTGATTAAGGCTTATTAGCACAAAAAGAGATACAGCCTATTGGTACTTGCCGTATCTTTGAAATGTCAAAAGGAAACAAGGTTGTTCTTTACTGAAACTAAGAACACGATGCCCTTAAAAGAAAAGAGGTCACCAGGACATTAAACTGGAAATAACCGTGAACAAGTAAGAACGTAATTTGTTATCATTGTATTAACGTATAAAACGAAGCGAAGTATGAAAGCGATTGATTTAATTTTCAGGGAAACGCTGACCGAGGGTCAGTTCGAGATGAAAAGCCACGTATTGGTGTTTATAGACGAGGCAGGCAACGAGTATAGCGATACCTTTTCAGAGGTATGCCATAACGGGAGATTTGAAGCATACCAATACCACGGTATGAGGTATGAGTACATGCAGGACCTTATGGAAGCTATTTTCTTAAATAAGATTAACAAGTGAACCAGCGTATTTGCAAAAGCGTTATATTTGCCTCAACAATTTAAAAAGATAAAGTTATGAAAGAGCAAAGGTTTATTATCGGCGAAGTGAAAAAGCATTTGCAGGTAAGCGCGAGAAAGAACAGATACCGGGTTATCGGCGCGGTGCGGGAGATGCCGACGTTTGAAGGGTTTATACTCCCCTACTGCGTATCTACAATGGAAGGAACGCAATACCCCGTGAACGTTGAGGAGATGTATGTCTACTGTGACGAGTGGGACGGGTTCTATAACGGGACGGTCGCAAAAGTTGCGCAAGCCATTTTAGAAGCCAGACAAATCAAAGAAGCATAAATCAGTTATTCACCATATAAAAAGAAAAGAAAATGAAGATTACACCGTTAACAATCGATTTTGACATTACAAACGCACAGGAAGTAGCTTTTGTAAATGACCTTATGAGCCGTCTGTTTAGTAGTGCACCGCTTAAGGCTGCGACAGCGCCTACGGAGAGCCCCGTAAACAGTACAAGTGTACCAACGTTTAGCGAACCTACACGGACCGCCGCACCCGTTCAAGAATTCAAGAAGAAAGCAAATCCCGAAGCCACAGCGATATCTATTGCGGAGGAAACAATAGCGGACGCTATTGCCGAAATGAAGAAGGAAATGAAAAAGCCCGAAAAGGCAGCAAAGCCGAAGACCGTAAAAGAAGCCCCACAAGCGACGATTGAGCCCGAACCTGTACAAGCTCCCATTGAAGATGAGAAAGCCCCGGAAAAAGCCCCAAACGAGCCTCTAACGGCAAAGGACATGCAGGCGTTCATGATTGATTTGATGAAATCCGGGAAAATCACCCGTCCGCAATTAACGGATATTATGCTGGAGTTCGGCGGCGCATCCCTTATGCGTATCAAGCCCGAGAAGTACGAGCTGTTGAAACAACGTATCGAAACCTATAATGATTAAATGAATGAAAGTACAGGTAGACCACACAAGCAGGGCACACGCCCTGCTTTCCCCGAGCAGCTCGCACCGATGGCTTAACTGCACACCGTCCGCACGGTTGGAGGAACCGTATGAGAGCACGAGTAGCGCGGCATCGGAAGAAGGAACGGTAGCGCATGAGTTAGCAGAATACGCCATGGAAAAGTATTTAGCCGGGGAGTACCTGCCGTTGTTGGATGAATTGCCCGTACCCGACGAAATACGTAACAACAAATATTACAGTTCGGAAATGGAACACTACGTAACCGATTACGTTTGCTACGTGTGCGACATCTACGAGCTGGAGGAAGGCGCTAAAATGAGTATAGAACGAAAGCTCGACCTGACCCGATACGTACCCGAGTGTTTTGGTAGCTGTGACTGCGACATAGTAGGCGATACGGTCCTAAACATCATAGACCTAAAATACGGTAAGGGTGTACAGGTAGACGCTAATGGGAACAGCCAATTAATGATGTACGCTATTGGGGTGCTTGACTCCTTAGAACCGTCGCACCGCGCGAAGATTGAAACGGTACGCATGCACATCGCACAAGTACGGTTAGGCAATTACCCGGTATTCGAGATGTCCGCACGAGATTTGACCCACTGGGCGATACACGTACTGCGCCCTACGGCTGAAAAGGCATGGGCAGGACAAGGGGAAACCAAAGTGGGAAGTCATTGCAAATTCTGCAAATTCAAAGCACAATGCAGGGCACAGAAAGATGCTTTAGTTAACGAGTTCGAGACCTGCGGGGACACCAGGGCGTTAACGCTTGACGAGATAGGCGATATACTAAGCAAGTCCGATATGTTCACGGATTGGCTGGCCTCGGTTAAGACTTTCGCAATGCAAGCCGCTGCACGGGGCGAAAAGGTCAAAGGGTGGAAGCTCGTGGAGGGTAGGTCGGTACGTGTCATAAGCGACACGGAAACAGCCATAGAACGCCTAAATGCTGCCGGGTTCCCGACCGAGGACATAACTAACATCAAACTGAAAGGTATCGGAGACCTGGAACGCCTGGTAGGCAAGAAACCGCTCGCCGCAACTCTTGAAGGTCTGATAGTCAAGCCGCAAGGACTGCCGACATTAGTCCCGGAAAGCGATAAGCGCGAGGCTCTAAGCCCAACTATAGATGACTTTGAGGAATCAAATTCATAAAAGAAATTAACAGAATAAACAACCTATTGATTTATCTGTTATCTTTGCAACATCAAATTAAAAACGGAATGCCCGAACCGATTAGAGGGCAAAAACAATAAAACAAGTTTATTATGAAAGCAATGATTAAGAACGTGAGATTGAGTTATGTCAGATTGTTTGAAGCGCAACAAATCAACGGACAGGGAGAAGCGATATACAGTGTGTGTCTGTTGATTCCGAAAGATAGCCCGGAAGTACCAAAGATTAAGGCGGCTATCAAACAAGAATTTGAGGGGATGAAAGTCCGTTATCCGAAGTTGAACGGCAAGGACCCGAAGGTATGGGGTAACCCATTAAGAGACGGGGATGCAGAAAAAGACGGTGCAGAGTATCAGGGCTGCTACTTTATCAACGCAAAGCGCAGAGAGAAGCAAGGCGCGCCTATCGTGATTGATGGTAGAAAACAGTACATCACAGACCCGAACGAGGTTTATAGCGGTTCCTGGGGTAATGTTGCCGTATCAATTTATCCATATGAGTTTACCGGGAAATACGGTATCGGTGTAGGTTTGAACGGTGTGCAGAAGACCCGAGACGATGAAAGACTTGACGGTGGTACAAGCATTGACGATTTCGATTTCGAGGACGAGAACGACGATTTATTTAACTGACAATTCAATTAAACGGATTAATAACTGGGCGGTGTAACAGCCGCCCAAAAATAAAAGGCAAAAATGAAGAGCGAAAATAAAAGGCAAAAATGAAGAGCGAAAATAAAAGGCAAAAATGGGAAAATACGATTCGTATGTAAACGCAGAAGGTGTTAGGATTTCAAAGGTAACGGGAAAACCGTTGAAAAAGTATAATAAGGTCAACAAAGCCTACTGGGCAGCTCGCGAGGGCAAAGCATTGACAGAGATACATCAGCCAATAGCCGAGGCGGACCCTTTGATAGAAGAGCTTAAAAGATATTACAACGAAGAAGAATTAAAGGGTATTATCGGTTTGAAGAAGGACCCGCCGCCCGTCGAACTGGTACGCATCACACCGAAGAAAAAGACATCACTCGACGAGGGTAACACCGGTTTCCTTATTGCGTCGGACTGGCACGCGGACGAAGTGGTAAAAGCTTCCACAGTATTGGGCAAAAACGAGTATAACAAGGATATCGCAGAAAAGCGTATCACTAATTTCTTTGCGAATGCCGCCTACATGATAAAGAAAAAGCCGGTAGATAACCTGGTTATCGGTTTAATCGGCGATTTGATAGGCGGTTATATCCACCCCGAACTCGAGCAAACAAACAGCATGTCCCCGATGCGTGGAATAAGCTTCGTTAAGAACCTGATTATTTCCGGGCTTAAGTATCTCCACGACCAACTGCCGGAACTTGAAAAAATAACCGTCATCGGTATTTGCGGAAACCACTCAAGAACTACAAAAAAGATGCAGTTTAGCAACGGTTTCGAGATGAATTTTGAGTACTTTATGTACAAGGACATCGAACACACCCTAACACTTATGGGGCTTACAAAATTCAGTTTCATCATCCCCGAAAGCGAATTCGCCTATATCGACGTGTATGGAAAGAAAGTGTTATTTGCACACGGGCATCAGTTCCGCACGGCTGGGGGTATCGGAGGTATTTACCCGTCGATGATGAGATGGTATGCCAAAATGAACCAGACAATAAAGATTGATAAAGCCTTTTTGGGACATTATCACCAAATGATATATACTAAAGAGGTTTGTGTTAACGGCTCTTTAAAAGGTTTCGACGCGTTCGCAATGGGACGCGGACTGGCATACGAAGAACCGCAGCAAACATACGTTATTCTGAACGAGAAGCGGGGATTTATTTTCTACTCACCTATTTTTGCCGATTAAGCTAAAAGGCTACTGATTGTTAAATAAATGCGATTAGTAGCCTTTCTTCTTGTCTGCTAAAAACATTGTCATACCTTTGCCGCTATAATAGTATTAACAATTAAAACAAGGAGTTATGAGGCATCTGTTTATTGACTTCGAAACGTATTCCGAAACGGACATCAAAAGCGCCGGTAACTATAAATATTGCGAAGACGAGAACTTTGAAATTCTCCTCTGCGGTTACATGTGGGACACCGATTCGGACGTTACAATTATTGACCTGACCAAGCCCGGAGGACACGACGAGTTTAACGAGTTGTTCACGTATGTACAGAACAACGAAGACGTTGTAATAGTAGCGCACAACGCTACGTTTGAACGCATCTGTTTGCGGGAATACGGGTTTGACATCAGCCCTATGCGCTTTTTCTGTACGGCTAACATGTCTTTATATTGCGGTATGCCCGCATCACTGGAAGCGGTATCTGACATTCTGGACCTTGACGATAAGAAGAAAGGTACGGGAAAAAACCTTATCCGTTACTTTTCGATTCCTTGCAAACCTACCAAAGCAAACGGAGGCCGCACACGTAATTTGCCCGAACACGCCCCCGAGGACTGGGAGGAGTTCATGGATTACCTCCGATATGACGTGCTGTCGGAAAAGGAGATATTCGGTAAATTATCCCGGTTTGAATTCCCGGAAGAAGAACAACGCGTCTACGCAGCCGACCAGCGGATAAACGATTACGGAATACTGGCAGACCTCGATTTGGCACACGCCGCACAGGATATGGACGAAGAATATAAAGCGCGCCTGACCGAAAGGGCCAAAAAGGTTTTTGGGCTAAGTTCCTTAAAGTCCGTGCCACAGCTTAAGAACTTCATTAAAGAGCGTACCGGCGTGGTTATCGATTCCCTCAATAAGAGTAGCATCGAAGAGGTGATAAAGACCGTGGCGAGCCTTAAAAACGTTACCGACGAGGATAAGCAAGCAGTGTTGGACGTTATCGACCTGCGTAGGGAAATAGGCAAAACGTCGAATGCCAAGTACACCGCAATACTTGCAAGCGCCGGACGGGGCAACCGTATCAGGGGGCTTTTCCGTTACTACGGTGCGAACCGTACCGGGCGATGGGCCGGGCGCCTGGTTCAATTGCAGAACCTGCCGCAAAACCATATCGAGGACCTGGACGGGGCACGGGACCTCGCAAAGCTGCACGATTTGGATATGATGGAAGTTATATATGACAAGCCTACGCATATACTTTCGCAGCTTATACGTACCGCGTTTATCGCCCCCGAGGGGTACACGTTCGCTGTAGCTGACTTCTCGGCCATTGAAGCCCGTGTAATTGCATGGGTCGCCAATGAGCAGTGGCGTTTAGACTTGTTTAGTGACCCGAAAACCGATATATACTGTGCTTCTGCCTCTAAAATGTTCGGCGTCCCAGTACACAAAGGGGATGATTTAAGACAGCGAGGAAAGGTCGCAGAGCTTGCTTTAGGGTATGGCGGCGGCGTTAACGCACTTACCGCAATGGATACTAAAAAAGCGTTAACAGACGAGGAAAAACCTCAAATATTGTCAAAATGGAGAGAAGCTAATAAAAAAATAGTATCCTTGTGGCGTTCGTTAGAGGACAGCGCAAAACGGTGTATCGGAACGAGGCGCGAGCAGGTCTACAGAATAGACGATGTTTCAAGTATTATATTCCGATACGAAAGCGGCGCAATGACTATTGAGTTACCGAGCGGCAGGAGGTTGTTCTACCCATCGGCAAGAATGGGAAAACGCACTATTGAAGGCGTTACCGGTTCGTTTGAGGTTGAGGACATCTCGTATATGGGACAAGACCAAACGTCCGGGAAATGGGCTAAGCTAAACACCTACGGCGGTAAGCTAACCGAAAACGTAGTGCAGGCGATAGCCCGCGATTTGCTGGCGAATGCTATTTTTAAGGTATTTGATTTGGGCTTTAATATCGTTCTGCATGTGCATGATGAGATTGCCGCCGAGATACCGAAGGACGGAAACGAAGAAAAGACGCTGCAAATAATGAGTGATGCCATGTGCAATGCCCCGAATTGGGCAAAAGGCATTCCCTTAAGAGCGGCAGGATATATTACTGGGTATTACAAGAAAGATTAAATTATGGAACTGAGAAAGATGACTTTTAAAATTGCTACAGCGAGCAGCGCGAAGTCTACTTCATGGAAAAACCGTTCCTACTCGTGGGACGAGTTAACCGGGAAGCTGGCGAAGGCGACCGTTACGGACGAGACGTACCGCGAATTCATAAGCGCGAGCAAAGCCGAGCAGGGTACAATTAAAGATGTAGGCGCATTCATGGGCGGCGAGTTGTTCGGTAGCCGCAGAAGCAAAAACAATGTCGGGGAACGTTCCATTCTGGCGCTTGACATTGACTACGGGGGGAAGAACTTTTCCGAAATGTTCTACTCTGTTATTGATTGTGCGTGTATCATTCACGGAACGCACAAGCATAACCCGAAGGCGAATACGTTCCGTTACCGTGTTATCATTCCGTTGTCTGAACCGGTGGACGGGGAGCAATACGAAGCCATAGCCCGAAAGGTCGCGGAGTTGACGGGTATCGACTTGTACGACAGAACGACGTTTCAACCCGAACGCTGCATGTTCTTTCCGTCGGTTTCCAAAGACGTAGACTATGAGTTTACGGATTACTCGGCATTCAATGAAAACCCTTTGGACGTTCAAAAGTATTTGGGCATGTACGACGATTGGAGTGATACGACCGAATGGGCATACCACAAGGACGAGAAGGGAGAGGCCCGGACGCTGGCCAAAGAGCAGCAAGACCCCACGTTAAAAGAGGGCAATGTAGGTGACTTCTGTAGAGCCTACACGATTAGCGAAGTTATAGCGGAATACCTGTCGGACGTGTATGAACCTACCGAGCAGGAGGATAGATGGACCTATACGGGCGGTTCTACTTCGGGCGGTATGATTACCTTTAATGATATGTTCGCTTATTCATTCCATAACAATGACCCGATACAGGGCAACCACGTGTTTAATGCCTACGACCTTGTGCGTGTACACAAATTCGGTAAGTTGGATAAGGGCGCGGATAGAAAGAACTCTACCGAGGCTATGAACGAACTTGTGAACAAGGATGCAAAGGTGGCAGCGGCGCGCGCCCGTATGCTGGCAGTTAAGGCCGGTGAAACCATGGACGGTTTCGACGATGTTATAGAATTAGAGGAAGCAACGGACGCCGATGTAGCAACAACGTACGAAGACGCTATGGCGAAACTGGAAACCGACAGGCGCGGCGCTTATTTACCGTCGGCAAAGAATTTAGGGCTGATAATGAAGTATGACCCGAATCTGAAGGGGCTTATCGCGCGAGACCTGTTTAAAGAACGCCGGGTCGTTACACGCATACCTCTATGGCGCGCAAGGGATAGCTCTTTGGACTTCCAGGACGTGGACTACTCGGGCGTACGTAAACACATTGAAGACGTTTATGGCATATCGAACAGTGCAAAGATTGACGATGCTATAGCGCTATCTGCGGAAATGAACTCGTTCCACCCCGTGCAGGAATACCTGACCAAATTAAAGTGGGACGGTATCGAAAGAGTTGATAAGGCGCTTATCCATATCATGGGGGCGGAAGATAACATATACACCCGTGAAGCATTCCGTATCATGATGGTAGGCGCGGTTAAGCGTATCTTTCAAAAGGGCTGCAAGTTCGACAGTATGTTAGTGTTGCAGTCCGAGCAGGGTGCAGGGAAGAGTACATTCATCCGAAAGCTCGGCAAACAGTGGTTCTCCGATAGTCTTTCAAGTATGGACGGTAAGGGCGCGTTTGAACAATTGCAAGGTAATTGGATATTGGAGGTTGCGGAGTTGTCGGCAATGAGACGTTCGGAGGTTGAAGGCGTGAAAAATTTCATCTCCAAAACGGAGGACAGCTTTAGACCTGCATACGGACGTGTTACCAAGAACTTTCCCCGGCAGTGTATCTTTATAGGTACGACCAACCGGGACGAATTCATAAAGGACGATACGGGCGGCAGACGGTTTTTGCCGGTTAAGGTTAAGGCGAACGCCAATACGCACCTAATCTTTGAGAAGGGCTTTGACGATTACGTAGACCAGCTTTGGGCGGAAGCCGTACAAATGTATTTCCGCAAAGTAAGTACGCTGTTATCCCGTGAAGCCGAGGAAATCGCCGAGAAAGGACGGGAAGAACATTTCGAGGCAGACCCCCGTACCGCATCAGTAGAAGCGTATTTGGGTATGCTCGTACCGGCAGATTGGAGACGAATGTTTGTGAACGAAAGGCGCATGTACTTTAGGGGGTACGACGCATCAAAGATAGACCCGGAAGATTTTACACTGGAAAAGATGGACTTCGTATCTACTATGCAAATAGCTACGGATGTGTTCGAGATGGAAGTAGGGCGCGTAACAACTAAGGAGAGCCGCGAGATAGCAGCTATTATGTCTAAAGTACAAGGGTGGCAACGCGCAGCGAATGGAAAAACCGTCGCAGGTATCGGACGCGTACGAGGGTTTGAGCGTATCGTTAACGGGTGATAACAGAGGGGGTGTAAAAGCCCCCAAATGTTAACCAACTGTTAACAGAATAATTAAATGAAATCTATTTCTTAAATGGCATTAATGAAATATACAACCTGTCAGTATTTGCCGTATGTTTGTAATGTCGAAAGGAAATAATAACAATTTAAAAACAAAAGATTATGAAGAAGTTAGTAGTATTAGCAGTGTTAATTCTTACAAGTGTATCAATGTTTTCACAGATTACAAGTCAGGGTAAGCCCGATGTGTTAAGGTCCTTCCGCATGGGCGTTTGCAAATTGGTTGATACCAATGGGGAAATAACCATTGAGGCGATAACGCGTGAGTCCGAAAGGTATATAATGAAAGTCCGTCTGGGCACACCCGAGGAAGCTGCGGCAACGCTTGCAAGCCTTGCAGAATACAAGCCCGGTAAGGGCGAGACGGTCAGCCTAAACAACCCGAGCAACAACGAGGCGTATTTTCAAAAGCTTACCGGCTCCTGGATAATCACGGAGAAGTTAACGGAGATTTTCAGTATAGCCGTAAGCCGCGGAGAGCTTAAAAAAATGGTTGAAGCGTTGGACAGTTAAAGAAGTGTTTTTGCTATTACGGTATATGCAATTTCAAAAAGAAAAATTATGAAAAGCGGAAATTTTATTGAACTTACGTTCATAGTTAAGGGCGGGCTGCAGGTAGAGTTTATTAACGTTGAGCACGTATCGCGTATTATATACGTAGACGGTAAACCGTTTGTTGGTATGCTGGGACAGACATACACGCGCCAACTTACAGAAACGAGCATGCAAGAACTGACAGAGTGTATTAACTTAGAAAACAATTAAAATGATTACTGTCTTAAAAGTTATCGCAGTAAACGCAGGGGAACGTACCTCTCATTATCCGACCGCCGGAGACGGGGTGTTTCCAACCGTGGAGAAGGCACGGGAGTTTTACAAAAATGAGTTCAAAACAGATAAAATAATATTGTGTTATGTCAACGAGTGAAAACGTACAGAGTTACAGCGCGGGAAAATCCGATTATGCAAAGCATTCTATCCGGCCATGGGACATTTGGAAAGAATATAACCTCAACCCCTGGGACGCGGATATAGTGAAACGCGTGCTGCGTACCGGAGAAGGCGAGGCGCGGACGCTCGATTATGAAAAGATTATCCATATATGCAAATATCGCATTGCGGAGCTCTCTGAGGAAGTTTTAAAGGAAAACAAGGCAGTTGCAGAGCTTCCTGAGGAAGTTTTAAAGGAAAACAAGGCAGTTGCGGAGCTCTCTGAGGAAGTTTTAAAGGAAAACAAGGCAGTTGCAGAGCTTCCTGAGGAAGTTTTAAAGGAAAACAGGGCAGTTGCACCGGTCGGGGCAGAAAAGCCCGTAGAGGACGAGGAAAGCGACGATACAACGGTATTTTGCCTGGACGAGACAATGAAGCCTGCAACGTTCTATACTGAGGGAACAAAGTGGAACGGTAAGTATGTCGGTTACTCTGTGTTCATGGCCGGTAACGACCCCTATATGTACTTGGGTGTCGACGCAGAGGGAAACCACTCATACGCAGACCTTTCGAAGTCAGAGCGATGGTCCTACACCCTGGAAACGCACCTGCCGCCAAAAACGTTCAAACTGAAGTATACCGACCTTTTCGGCAATCACAGAAGTTCACTGAAGATAGGGCACACCGGTACGAACTACGAGAAGTACGACTATATAATATCGTGCGACGGGTATTTGCTCCGCTACTTCGGTATGGAAGGGGACATGTTTTACTATCGCAATATGTCGGCAAGGGGCGCGGACGGTACATACCCCGAGTTCTTAAGCAATGTTAAGTTAGAAAACAGGGCAATTCAATTCACATTATGACAAGCAGGCAAGAATATGCGTACGGTATCGGAGACGGGACAGTACATAACGGAGAGGTTTTAAAGTATAGGGGCCGTTATAACGGGCACCTCTACACAACTGCAGCAGACCACGAAGCCGGGGGAATTCTCCGGAACAGCGGTATTTGAAAACGAATTGGGAAATGAAGGAAATAATAAGTGAAAAAGATTTGGAGCGTACATTCTCCAAAAAGCTTAATCAAACAAAAAAGGTGTGGGTAATAAAACTGTTATCCTCCTTTGTAAAAGGTTTGCCTGACAGAATTATACTTTGCCGAGGCGGGTATGTAGGCTTCGCCGAGATAAAGACCACGGGTAAGAAACCAACTAAGATACAATTACTGATACACAGCAAATTGGAAGCGTTAGGTTTTAAAGTATTTGTTATCGATGATTTGGAAAGCCGGGACGCGGCGATAAGTTTCTTCTTAAGAAATGCCAAGGAAACAGACAACGTACCGGGAAAAGGGCTGTCTTTGTAGTATCAAATTAAAAAAAAACAGAAATCGCGAAGAAGAGAAGTTTAAAAGAAGAAATTGAATACCGTTCAGGTATGTACTTCGGTATAAAGTCGGGCGCGCTGTATGTCCGTGACGGTAAGTCCGGCAACACCGAGGAAATTCTGAAGCAGTTGCAACACGATATTATCGCGGACATTAATTTCCTGTCGCGTAAAACACCGGGGTACGTATAGGACGAACAGGATTTCAAAAGCATTTGCGTATTCCATAAAACAAAATTAATGAAGTAACAAAGCTATGGTAAGCTATATAGATTTAAAGTTAAAGTGTATTGCAGGGCACACCGAAATAGTAATCAACGGGCAGCGCATCAGGTGCGCCGCCGATTACGACAGAGTAACGGGACACATAGCCCCGGCAGTTCTCTACGAGTTAGGCGCCCAGTTATCAACGATAAAAGCAATGTTATGCTGGAAAGAAAGCAATTGCATGAATACCAGGTAAAAGGGGTGCAGCATATTATCGACAATGAGTTTTGCGCGCTGTTCCTTGATATGGGTCTGGGTAAAACGGTAACGGCCCTGACCGCCGTCAAAGACCTTTTGGATAATTGCATAATATCCAATTGCCTGGTAATTGCCCCGAAGAAGGTAACACAGGTTACCTGGAGCGACGAGATTAAAGCATGGGCGCACCTTAAGGACCTGACCATATCGGTTATAGACGGTACCGTAAAGCAGCGCAGGGAAGCCTGCCGAAAGCAGGCGGACATCTACGCGGTTAGCCGGGACAATATTGTTTGGCTCGTAATGGAGTACGGGGGCATTAAACTCCCGTACGATATGGTTGTTATCGACGAATTGAGCAGCTTTAAGAACCACGCCTCAAAGCGTTTTAAAGCCCTTAAAAAGGTTCGTAAGTTTATCCCCCGTGTAGTAGGCCTGACGGGTACGCCCTCGCCTAACGGGCTTATAGACCTGTTCGCTCAAATGTATTTGATAGACCGGGGCCAACGGCTCGGCAAATCAATCACGGCGTACAGAGACAGGTTTTTCCTGCCCGACAAGCGGAACGGTGACGTAGTGTACAGTTATGCACTGAAAAGCCCGCAGGAGGAAACAGAGAAACAGATAAGCGACCTGATAAGTGACATAACCGTATCGATGACCGCCGAGGACTATTTGAAGATGCCCGACAGAATTAACATATACGACCGCGTTGAGCTGTCCCCTAAAGTGCTGGCAAAGTATAAGGAGTTCGAGAAGGAACAGGTATCGGAACTTATCAGCTCGGACGAACCGATAAGTGCAGCGAGTGCTGCTGCCCTGTCCAATAAGCTGCAGCAATTCGCTAACGGTGCGATATACGATGCCGACGGAAAGGTTATCGAACTGCACGACGAGAAGTTGGAAAAACTCGAGGAGCTTGTAGAGGCTGCAAACGGTTCGCCCGTACTGGTTGCCTACTCATACAGGCATGACCTCGACCGTATAATGCGGAAACTGAAGGCGTACGGGCCCGTTAAACTGGAGAAGCCCGAGCAGGTAGCCGACTGGAACGCAGGGAATATTAAAGTGCTTGTAACGCACCCCGCGAGCGCAGGACACGGGCTTAACCTGCAAAAAGGCGGGCATACGCTTATATGGTTCGGCAACACATGGAGCCTGGAACTGTACATGCAGTTCAACGCCCGGTTGTACCGTCAGGGGCAAACGTATCCCGTAACCGTTCATCACATTTTAACCACGGGAACGGTGGACGAGAAGATAATAAAGGCCCTGGACGGCAAGAAACGGACGCAGGACGGGCTTATGCAGAGTATTAAGGAACTTATGGAATTTTACGGTAAGAAATGAAAAGAGAATTAACGCACGGTTCGCCGTTTGGCGGAGCAGAGGGATTCGGTTCGGGCGCTGCACCCGCAGGCATAAAAACCGAATGGAGCTGTGAATTTGAAAAATACCGGACAGAAGTAATTAAAAAAAATTCTGGAGGCGGACACACAGTATACGGAGATATCAGAACGCTTGAAAACCTGCCGTTTGTTAACGTCATCAGCGGCGGATTTCCCCTTGCCAGGACCTCAGCGTTGCCGGAAAAGGCGCAGGAATTAAGGGCAGCAGGTCCGGACTGTGGGGACGGATGCACCGTGATGCAGACCGCCGCGGACAGCATACAGCGTAATTTCAAGTTACGGCAATCAGAGTACGGGCTGTCGCTGAAGGACAGTTTATTACTTAAATGACGTTAACGAAAGGACCGGCGTAACGGGAAAAGCGTTATATTTGTATCAACGGTTTAACAGATTGGAAGATTATGGAAAATTATTCAAAGGCAGCCGGCGGGATGTACTCACGGTTTAAGCCGGGAGAAGCCCATCCGGCGGAAAAGTACATAGGGCGATTAGTCCGGTGCAGCAGGGGCAAAGTTTTGGAAGTGGTAGGGTACACCGAATACTGGGACGGTTCGTACAGTCTGATAGCAGACGCGACTTTGTTTGGCGGCTGGCGTGACTTAGGTGTAGGCGATGTAGTATTTAAAGATTGCGAAAGTTATTGGTATGTCGGTATTAACGGTTTAATAGGTTAAAGGACCGTGATTAGAAACAGAGATTTTGCGATGCTGTACGCAGGTCGGACCGTATTCAACAGGAGCAGTGAGTTTACGGGTGTGGTAGTCGGTTGGAACGATATGCACGGTGTGATATTGGGCGTAGACCACGAGGACGGCTGGCAGACCTGGGGAGCTGACGACATGGGCGTGTCGGAGGAAGAGTTCATGTCGTATGTATACTGCAACGCCGGGACGCCGGTAGAGCCGGTAGAGCCGGTAGAGCCGGTAGAGCCGGGGGGGGCGGGGG